CTTCCAGCCAAAAATCGGATTTAAGACAAGATATGGTCTTGTTTCAAACCCATTTGCTGAAGGACTTACTCAAGGACTTGGCAGACTCCAAGTTAACAGCAACCGCTACTACAGAAGAGTTGCAGTTAAGAACATCATGTAAGCTAGATGCTTATATTTCTTCAAAGAGACTCCTTAGGGGGTCTCTTTTTTTATCTAAATAATTAGAAAAGATAATGACAGCAACTGGTTTTAGAAATCAAATACAGAATAAGAACTTCTTGAATCCTACTGGATTTAGATTTATTTTAAATCGAGCTCCTAAAGTAGTATTCTTTTCTAATCAAGCAAGTATACCAGGTTTAAATCTTGGTGTTACTGAACAATCTACTTACTTGAAAGATATTCCTATACCAGGTGACAAGCTTCAATTTCAAGATTTAACCTTAAGGTTCTTAGTTGATGAAGATTTAGAAAACTATCTCGAGATACAGCACTGGTTAAGAGGATTAGGTTTTCCAGATAGTCTTAAGGAGATATATGAATGGCAAAGCAGCAATCCAAACGCACCATCTTCAACTTTAAATTACACTTCTGATGGAACATTGAACGTTCTTTCTAGTTCCAATACACCCAACTTTAAGGTTAAGTTTTTGGACATGTTCCCTGTATCTTTATCAGATTTAGACTTTGATGCTACTGATTCTGATATAGACTACTTGACAGCTAGTGTTACTTTCAAGTATACTATATACAACATTACTGATTTGGACGATAATATTTTATGAGTATTGATCTTGATTCTATTCAAGAGATGTGGGAGAAAGATGCACAGATAGACAGAGATAATCTACATGAGGAGTCATTAAATATTCCCTCTCTACACGCAAAGTATTTTGAATTGTATAATACTATATTTCTTTTAAGAAAGAAAGCAGAACAGCAGCGTAAAAACATCCGTCATGAACGATATGAATACTTTAGTGGGAAAGCAGACCCTGAAGTATATCAAAAAGATCCTTTTGGAAAAAAGATAAGGGATAAGGATACAATGCAGAAGTATCTGGATGCTGATGAAAAACTATCCACTAGTTGCCTAAAGATAGATTATTATGATACTATGTTAGTATATTTGGAAAGTATTCTTAAAGTGATACAGAATAGAACATATCAAATAAAGAATGCAATAGAGTTTATGAGATTTAATGCAGGGTTGGGTTAATTATTATGACATCAAGATCACCAAACGCACAAAGATTAGTTCCATGTATGCCACCATTATTAGAAGAAGAAACTAAACCCTTAAGTAGAGCAGGGGGTGATACAAGATTTGGTGGAACTGCTTGCGAATTAATAGTTAAAAATTATTTTCTTTCGCGATCTATCAATATAGCAGAACCTCATGTAGATGTTGGGGTGGATCTTCTGATAGAAAAACCAGAGGGATGGGTGAGAGGTCAAGTAAAAAAGATTGTTTATCAATTAAGTATGGATTATGGGACTTATCATAAATATGGAAAAAAAGTTTATAGGTCTCGTTATAATTTTAACTTTCAAAGTGGTGGAAGTACTGTTCCACACTTAAAAAATGGTAGAAATCAAAAATCTCCAAAAGATTTTGATTATTTTTATAATGTTCTTCTTACACCATATCGTCAATTGATTTGGGAAATCCCTGTAAGTTTAATTCCTCTTCGCGAAGATGGTACTTTTATACACGGAAAAAATCCATGTTTAGATAGAGACAACTGGGTTAGAAAAAAAGCAGATATTGATTGGAGTAAGCATTTAATACATAGTACTTATGATCCTATTATCTTTAAAAAATATCCAGATTTCTTTTTAAAAGCTGAACCTATAACTTTAGATATGTTTACATAGTCATTATAAATACCCATAGCATGATGGGTAAAAGTGACCAACGTTATAATACGCAAATCTAACGAAGTATTTTTACAGATAAAAGCAGAACCTCATATAGAGTATGAGTTAAGGGATCATTTTACCTTTGAGGTAGAGGGTGCTAAGTTCATGCCTCAATATAGAAAGAGGAATTGGAATGGTGAGATACATCTATTTGATTTAAGATCTAAGAAAATATATGTAGGATTGTTAGATAAGATAATATCATTTTGCGAGAGACATGGATATAGTTATAAGTTCGAAGATAATGATTATTATGGTCCACCCTTTGAAATAAACTCATCTATATCTACAGAAGGAGTAAAAGATTATATTAGATCTATTACAAAGATTAAACCTAGAGAATATCAAATAGAAGGAGTATGTGATTGTTTAAAACATAATAGAAGATTATTAGTTAGTCCTACTGCTTCAGGTAAATCTTTAATGATTTATTCTTTAGTAAGATATTATGTGCATAAAGGAATGAAAATTCTTTTAGTTGTTCCTACCACTTCTCTTGTAGAACAAATGTATAAGGA